CCAATGTTGGTAAGTATTGGGGTTGGGCCATGTTTTCAAACCTTAAATTAGTAAGAAAACACTGGTGCTCTGAAGCGTACCATTGCTCAACAGTCTTAGCATGAAGTAAATTCACATCAGAACCTAGAGCTGACTTCTTTAAGAAGTTAGCGACTAGATAATGTCGTGAAAACTCTTGCTTAGATAGTGTAAAATGGTCTGGTCGTGACGGAAAATCATAATTGCGATAAGTATCACATATATGATCGTCACTAGAGGTTTCAGACGAAATCTGAAATATGCGCTTACATAACCGTGAGAAGATCTGCAGTTCGAGGTTTTGATGGACATCCATACTCGCCTCGTTAAATCACTGAAGAAACGCACGGGTCTCAACGACGCTAACTATGTTAGCATCATTAAGTAAGTTGTAAGACATTTTACGCAGATCCTTACGATTTTGTAAAGAACAACGTTCGCTCAGAATAAATTCATGAACGGACTTTGGTAAATACGCAACCGTAGGGGCAGGGGTGTAACCAGCAGCATTGCTTGATAGAGTTTCCAAAATGGGCTCTGATAAAGTAATGCGAACTCGGGATACACGGGATTTACTTGATTCACCGGCTCTAGGAGCTGCCGGACGAATATCTTCAACAGATATCGTCCAGTAACCAATTTCATTTGATTGAGATTGATCGGAGAATAAGAATCGCCCTTTAGCGTCCTCACCGATGGGTATAAATGTATGATTCACAGGTGTTGCCTGTGCGTCAGCTAACACAATGTTAGTTGCAGTTGCCATGGATATTTTCCAAATGATAGGTTAAAATAACTGCCTTAGTAAGGCAGCGCTGGTTAAAAACTTCTTGAAACCTAACCCGCTTGTCGAAAACGTCAAACGTGTTACCGGTAAAGAAGTTGTTTTAGTACGCGAAAAAGTGGTGCGAGAAGCACGACTCGTTAGCGCGCCAGTGCCGGAGTCCGGTTGGCAATAAGTGCTAGATTTGTTAATGGTGAGACGAGATGTCCCAACAGAACGAATTGCACTTCTGTATACGTAAGCGCTTTCTACAGAACGTAGATAACCGCCTACATCATACACCCAATCAACGACGAAGGAATAAGGGAGTAACTCCCAACCTATCGAGACAGGGTTAAGGCTTGTCCAAGTAGCAACATTCTGAATAGTAGAGTTTG